TTTAAAAATTATTTTTTAAAATTTCATAGGAAAAAGCTATTATGAGAAAACCAGCTGAATTACATTCAATTGAAGGGACTCGCATAATACGCAAGTCTGGCAAACCAGCAGCTATTCCAGCCGAGCTGAAAAACAGAATGCCATTTGCGGAATGGCACGACCATCCAGAGCAATTTGACAAAAAGCAATTTGTCAAAGAGGCATCAGACTTTTTGTTTGATGTTTATGGGATTGGCGATAATCAAAATCGGCACACATTGGGGATGCTGGCCGACACCATGGAAATGTACGTCAATTGCAATATGAGGCTTACCAATGACCAGCTAATGATTTGGCACAATGATGGCAAAACGGCAGCCATTAATCCATTGGTCAATATTCGAGCCAAGGCATTGGAGCAGTGCATCAGATTAATGGGCGAATTGGGACTCACACCCAAAGCCAGGCTGGCTGGCCAAAAAACCGACAAATCCAATAATATTGATTCATTGCTCAAAGGGCCAAAGGCTGCATGAAATACCAAGACGGCATTTTGTATGCCATCCAAGTCACCAAGGGCGAGATCAATGTTTGTCGGGATGTGCAACTGGCGTGCCAGCGATTTGTCGATCAATATGAGAATAAGACTTGGGAATGGATTTTTGATCCAGATTATCCACAGCACGTTTTAAATTTTGCAGCCACTTTAAAACATACCAAGGGGCCGAATGCTGGCGATCCCATAGTGATGGAGCCATTTCAGATTCTATTAATTTGTGCCATATATGGGTTTAGGTCAAAAAAGAATCAGACCAAGCGCATGGTCACCGATGTGATTTTGTTTATTCCGAGGAAAGCTGGCAAATCGACCATCACGGCCATCATTGCTTTATATGAGCTGCAATTTGGCGAGGCTGGCCCAGAGGTGTTTACTCTGGCCACCAATCGGGAACAGGCCACCATTGTGTTTGATTCGGCCAAAGGGTTCATTGAGAATATGCCCAAGGAATTGGCCGACTGCTACAACCCCAGCAAATATGAGGTCAAAAAAGCTGGGGATTCACAATCGATGTTTAAGGCACTCAGCCGAGACACTAAGAAAACAGGGGATGGAAAAAACCCATCATGCGTGATTGTGGATGAGGCCGCCCAGATTGTGGACAGAAATTCTGTTGAGGTGCTGCACTCAGGTATGGTGGCCAGACAAAATCCGTTGAGGATTTATATCACCACTGCCAGTTTTACCAAAGACACCAAATTTTATGAAGATTTCTCGATGTACCAATCCATGCTATATGGCGAGGCCAAGGACAATCCGAGGTGGTTTGGGCTGCTTTATTCATTAGATCAAAATGATGATTGGCGTGATCCGACAGTCTGGGCCAAGGCCAATCCCATGCATGGGATATCGGTTTTTGAGGAGGCCATTGCTCAGAGGGCCGAGGAGGCCAAGCACAAACCAGCTGCACTCAATGAATTTTTGTGCAAGACTTTGAATATATTTGTATCGGCACAGAGTGCCTGGCTGGATCGGACATTCTGGGATGAGGCCACCCAGCCCATCGAGGATCGAGTGCCCGAGGCAGTATTCATCGGATTTGATTTGGCAGCAACCCGAGACTTGAATGCGGTTTGCACTTTAAAACGATATGGCGAGCTGGACTACCGAGCTGAGTTCAAATTCTTTTTGCCCGAGGCTGGGCTGGAATTAATACCCAAGCACTATGCCGACATTTTCAGAGTGGCGGTCGGTTCTGGCATTCTCAAGATCACTGAAGGCAATGTGATGGATGATCGGGAAGTGAGCGATTACATCAAACAACAGTGCCAGATATATGATGTGAAGGAAGTCGGATACGATGCATACAATGCATCGAGTCTGGTGGCCAGATTGCATGAGGCTGGCATTCCAGTGAAAAAAGTCGGCCAAGGCATGGGAGTGTTATCAAATCCGAGCAAATATGTTGAAAAATTGATATTAAATAAACAGATCAAGCATGATGGCAATCCATTCTTGGGATGGCAATTATCCAACTGCGAGGTTTATGAGGATGTCAATGGAAACATCAAAGTCAGGAAGAATGAGGCCGATAAAGCAGCCAAGGTCGATGGCATTATTGCAATGATCATTGCAGCCCATTGCAGTTTGGATAATCCATATGCATCGAGTTCGTTTGGATTTAGATCATTTTAGTGATACTATGAGGCCAAAATAGGGGAAAAACATGGGATTATTCGACATTTTCAAGAGTAAAACGACCAAAGAATCCAATACTTTATTTGGCCAAACTCAGCTGGGAAACCAGATTGTCAGGACAAATCAGAATGGCCAGCAAGGCTCGGCATTCCAATTACTTTACGTCACGACATCCAGCGTCACCAATGCTGGCCGAATTGTCGATATGTCGGTGCTATCACGCAACAGCACGATCATGTCATGCGTGGGGGTCAAGGCCAGAGCATTGGCCCAGTGCGGTATCAGCATTATGTATAAATTGGATGATGGCACATTTGTCAATGCGCTGGAATCCAATTTGCCAGGCACTAGAGACAAGACCAAGGCCAAGCAAGTATTGAATTTATTGCAAGATCCCAATAATTTTCAAAATGCATATGAGTTTTGGTATCAATGGTGTATGTGGCAAGATTTGGCTGGTGAGTGCTTTACTTTGCTATTGAGAAAAGACAATAAAGATTCGATGCAGACCCCAATCGAGATGTATAACCTCGATGCCACATTGATCACAGTGCAGATGACCAATTTGCGATATCCAAGTTATCGGATGTCCACACCGACCTATGGTTTTAACATGGATGAGCCATTGTTGCCCTACCAGGTGATCCATATTACTGAGGCAGCGTGGCAAGGCTCGGCTGGTTTTAATAAGGGTATTTTGGCCACAGAGCTGGTGGCACTCGACACTGATATTGACTTGTATGCCAACTACATCATGCAAAATGGTGCAAAACCCAGTGGCTTATTTAAGACAGATCAGGTGATTCCAGATGCCAAATACAAGGAGATTGCAGCCAGGTTAAAAGAGGCATGGGCATCGATGACTGGATCCAAGCCGACCGATACCAGCAAGCCTGGTCAAGGAATGCTGCTCGATCAGGGCATGACATTTGAGACAGTCAAAATGTTGACTTTGCAAGATGCTGATGCAGCCAAATTGAAAGACCAAACCACCAAGCGGATTTGTGCGCTGTTTGGTGTGCCAGCGCAGCTGCTGGGCCTTGAGATTGGCAAATACAACAATACCCAAACATTGCTCGATGAATTCTACAAAACGACAATGTATCCAATGATCATCAACATCGAGCAAAAATTCAACAAGCAATTATTCAGGGGATACCCAAATCTTTGCATGAGATTCGATACCAAGGACTTTTTAAAAGGTGCTGCACTCGATCAAATGAATTTTGTCACTGCTGGCGTTTCAGCTGGGATATTCACACCCAATGAGGCTCGGGAATATTTGAATATGCCCAAAGTGCCTGGTGGTGATCAGCTGCCAGCTCTTGATCCAGCCAATATATCCAAAACCAATGTGCCGATCAGCGGTAAACCAGTGGCAAAAATCGATCCAATTGCTGGATCCAGCCCACAGGATACAGGTGGCGGTGGTGGATCAACGGCACCAAAAATGGCCATTAATACTGCCAAATAATGAGCAATATAAAAAAAATAATTCGGGTTTTATCTTCACAAGTGAAATCGAGTGATGTTAAACTAGCACAAATTCCCGATAAAACCCCTACAATACAAGATATTAATCAGTCTATACATAACGGGGTAATCAATGAAGCAAACATTGAATTTAATTTGCGAGGCAAAGGTCAGTCTAAAAAAAGAGGCAGACCCAAAAAACTCACCTAGTGGAAAAATTGCAGCCAGAGTGACCACTTGGGGGCCAAGGGATGGTGAGGATGGCAGACGATTCAATTACCAGCCTGAAGGATTCATGGACTGGGCCAATGAATTTGCAAAATCTGGCAAACCACTGCCAATGTTTTTGAATCACAATGATATGGGAATGCCAGTCGGGGAATGGAATGAATTCCAATTCGATGATGATGGCATGACTGCCGAGGGCAAATTATATTTAAGCACAGTCGGTGGATCTGATTTATACAATGTCTTAAAAGAATCACCCAATATGTTTGGCGGTGTTTCAGTCGGTGCCTATGCCGATGAGGCGCAAATGGTCGATGCCGATGGTAATCCATGCGATGATGATATGGATGACGAATCTTATTTCCAGATCACCAAAGGCGGTTTGCGTGAGGTATCTGTTGTCATGTACCCAAACAATCCCAAAGCTGAAGTAATGAATCTTGAATATTTCGATGGCCAAGGCCAGGCGAATCCAAGAGTGATCGAGAAAGCACTGCGTGATGCTGGGCTTTCAAGAAAAGATGCGACCACTGCATCTTCAATGCTGAAGAAGATAATTGAGCAGCGTGATGCTGCCAAGGAAACTATTCAGGAAACCCCAAAGCCGAGCGAATCGGATGCGGTGGTCAACGAGGCCGATTCAATTCTGAAAGCCCTAGAGGAAAGAGAATTGTTGAAAGCACTATCCAAGCGTCTTAAATAAGGAAAACACCATGTCAGTCGAAAAAATTCTTGAAAAAGTCGATGCCATTGAGGCATCAAACGTGGCCAAGATTGAAGAAGTCAAAGCCGAAACCCTAGCAAAAGTGGAAGAAATTTCTGTTGCAACCACAGAGAAATTGGCAGCCATCGAGGCCAAATTGTCTGAGATCAATACAGCTCCATCCATTATCAAACCATCCAAATCCATCAAAGGCGATGTGAACAAGATGGTTCGTGAGCAATTATCCAAATTTGTCAAAAAAGGCAAAATGGAAAAAGAAATCAAATTGTTTGAATCTGATGATCAGTATCAAGCATACTTGAAGGAAAGTTCTGCATTGACTGGTGGCGGTTACAATGTCGGTGGTCGCACAGCCTACGATCCAGTATTCCACACATTGCGTTTGATTAACCCCATGCGTGGTTTGTCTCGCAACGTGACCACTGAAGGTTCAACCTATCAGTTCAGGGCTAAAGTCGGTAATGCTGGTGCAACTTGGGGCTATTCCATTCAGAACAATGGTTCAGCAACAACCGAAAACACCAATATTTGGCAATTGGTTTTGCAAGACTTGAACGTGCAATTCCCAATCCGTACTGCTGCACTCGATGACATCGATGGCTTAGAGGCCAATGTTGTTGACGATATGCTAATGGAATTCAGCCAGGTCGAGGGTCAATCCATGATCCAAAACAACGATCAAACTGATTCACCCAATACATATGGTGGCACTCAAGGTTTGCGTGGTTTGAATCAGTATGCAAATAATGGCGCAGCTGGTTCATACAGTGGTGGTGCAATTACTACTGCTGCATTCGGTTCGTCTGGTATTTCAACTAGCAATGGTTTGAACAGTTTGGCTGTTTATGATCAATTGACAACTAACGGCAATACTGTTGGCGCAGCCAATGTAACGTATACCGATGTGGTCAATTTCATCTACTCATTGCCACAACAATACTGGACTCCTACTGCTAAGTTCTTGGTAAACCCATTCATGTTGTCTCAAATCCGTGGATTGAAAGACTCTAATGGCACACCAATTTTCGAGCGTATGCATCCCTTGAACGATGGCCCTGGCACAGGTATCGTGGGCACAATGCTTGGCTTTGATGTGGTGGTTAACAAGTATCTTGATAATCCCTCACAAACCACCACAGCATCAGCTGGTACATTGAACAAGTTCCCAATGTACTTTGGTGATTGGCAGCGTGGCCACACCATTGTTGATCGTTTGAACATGGTTTTACGCAGATACGATCAGACATTGCCAGGCTATATCACATTCTTCGGTGAGAAGCGTTTGGCTGCATCTAATGTTGATCCATTCTCGATCATTGCTTATCGATCAACTGCTACGGCAGCAAACTAAAAGTGTGGG